GGTCAGCCCGGCGTCCAGCCCCAGCGGCGCCAACGGACCCTCCTGGCAGTTGTGCAGGACCACGTCGTAGATGTTCCCGGCCTGGTTCTCCTCGGTGGCCACGATCCGGATGATCGGGGTCTGCACGGCCCGCCCGACCGGGCTGCCGTCGGCGGCCCACCCCTCGAACCGGGCCGGGCCGAACGCCTCGAACAGGACGATCCACGCGGCCAGCTCGCTCTTGCTCCACCCCGTCGGGCGGACCAGCATGGCCCGCTTCACCCGGCGCCGGCCGGTGCCCGGGTCCAGCTCGTACGCCTCCAGCAGGAACCGCAGCATCTCCTGCGTGAGGGCAGCGGGGCGGCCCTGCACATCGCCGGGGCCGTGCACGCACCAGGCCTCGATCCACTCGGCGGCGACGAAGCCCAGGGTCGGCGGCAGCGCCGTCATACGGCCTTCAGCCGCGGGTCGGCGCGGGTCCTCACCGCGGTCCGGGCCGCCGGGGCCGTCGTGTCGTCGGCGACGGTGACGTGCAGGCGGGCGCGGGTGGCCAGGCCGAACGGGAGCATCATCTCGCGGGCCTCTCGGTCCAGCGGTGGACGATGAGACAGACCAGGTGATCGGCGCCAACGTCCACGAGCTGTTGTGGCTTCGACGGATCAAGCAGGACCAGATGTGCCAGCACATGGGCATCTCGAGGTCGTCGCTGAACAAGAAGCTGCGCGGCGAAGTGGCCTGGCTGGCCCGGGATATAGAGAAAGCGTCCGGGTTCCTTGGAGTGGAACCCGGACGCCTCTTCCTGGTAGCGGGGGCAGGATTTGAACCTGCGACCTCTGGGTTGCGAGCGTCCCGTCCCGCGTTCACGCTGATCGCCGGGGCGCGGCGCGCATGGCAGCCCCGCTCCCCCCGCCCCGTTCCAGCACTCGTCGTGCTGCCCGGCGGCCGCGACCTGCAAACGGCGGCGTGATGAGCTGGTACGACTACCAGGCGTCCCTCGAGATCGCACAGCGCGACTGGCCGTTCGCCGCGCTGGTCATGGCTGCGATGCGCAAGGCGGACACCTTCAACATGGAGGCGCTCCGGTCGGCGTTCCCGGAGATCCACGCCGAGCTGTTCGCGCGGTACCACGCGCCCGGCGGGCTGCTGCCCGGGGAGGGCGCATGAGCTGAATGCTTCGCGCGGGGGCGCCTCCCCTTCGTCGGGGGGAGCCGTCTTCGCCCCGCCGCCTGCCGGTCCTCCGGCCGGCCGTCCTGGTCATCGCCGCGATCGAACACGCGCGGCGGCGGTGGCCGGGCCGGTCCGGCCGGGGGCAGCACTGCCAGTGCTGCTGGCACCGGGCAGGCGTGCTGCGGGTGGAGGGGTTGCCATCGCCCCTGCGCGTGGGACCGGGTGCCTCGGGGGCCCGCCCGGTCCCGGGGACTGCCACCAGGTGCACCTGGGGCGTCCCCCCTTCCCCCATCCGGGGGTTGTTCCTTGACAACTGAAGAACGAATCGGGCGATACGCCCTCGGCAGGATTCCTATTGCACGGCAACGGGAATGAGGAATCGAAATGGCCGGTGGAGGTGGTGCGGATGATGCGGTGGGATGAGGCGATGGGCCTGTGGGAGACCGACCTGCGGTCCCGACGGCTGTCACCGGAGACGGTGCGGACGTGGCGCAGCTACCTGCGCCGGTGGGGCCGGTGGTGCGCAGTGAACGGCGTGGACCCTGTCCAGGCCGGGCACCGGGACGTGAAGGCGTGGATCGCAGAGCAGTCGTGGTCGGCGTCGAGCCACAAGTCCGCGCGGATGGCGCTGGGCTCCATGTACCGGCTGCTGGTCGCGGAGAAGGTGGTGAAGCGGAAGCGGAACCCGATGCTGGGGATCGCGCCGGTCCGGCAGGTCCCCGGGACGGCGAGGCCGGCGTCGCACGCGCAGGTGGCCGCCGGCCTCGACGTCCGGGACGAGGACACCGCGCTGATGGTGCTGGTGCTGGCCCGGCTCGGGCTGCGGTGCGCGGAGGCCGTGGCGCTGCGGCGGGAGGACCTCGACGCCGACGGCCGCGGGGTGACGGTGCGCGGGAAGGGGGATCGGTCCCGGTGGCTGCCGATCGAGGACCCGGCGCTGCGCCGGGCGCTGCTCGAGCGTGGGCCGGGCTGGGTGTTCCCGGGCCGGTTCACGGGCCACCTGCATCCCTGCACCCTGCGGCGACGGGTGAAGGCCGCGACGGGCTGCGCGCCGCACGAGGTGCGGCACTGGTTCGCCTCGACCGTCCATGACGGCACGGGGGACCTGCTGGCGGTGCAGCGGCTGCTGGGGCATGCCTCACCGGCGACGACGCAGATCTACGTCGGCGTGCCCAGGCAGCGGCTGCGGGCTGCGGCCGGGCACGTGGTGCCGGCCCCACGGTCCGCGCTGTTGGTGGCGGCGTGACCAGGTACGTGTGGGTGGGTGGGCCGTTGGACGGGTGCCGGTTCGAGGACGGGGCGGCCGGGTTCGTGGAGCTGGTGCAGGAGACGGCCGACGGGTGGGTGGTGTGGCGGTGCCCGGTCAGGGACGGGGAGGCGGTGTGGGCGGAACGGTGGGCGGCCCCCGGCCGTCCCGGCGCCGCGGCGGGGGCGCGGGTAGTGCGCCGGACCCCTCCAGCGGGACGGGTCGGACCGGCACCGCACACTTACGGTCGCCAGACCAGCATCAAGGGGGGCACGATGGAGACCGTGTACAGGGCAGTGGACGTCGCCGAGTACCTGCTGCGCAGGCACGACGGCCCGATGTCGGCGTTCAAGCTGCAGAAGATCGTCTACTACGCGCAGGCGTGGTCCTTGGCCCTGCGGGACGTGCAGCTGTTCGAGGAGCCGATCGAGGCGTGGGTGAACGGGCCGGTGGTCCGCGAGGTGTACGACCGGCACCGGGGCCGGTACACCGTCGCAACCGTCGGCGGGGACCATGAGTTGATCGACGACTACGACGCCCCGTTCTTGAACGACGTCCTCGCCGCGTACGACCAGTTCGAGCCGCACGAGCTCGTCAGCATGACCCACGCGGACCGGCCGTGGATCGAGGCCCGCGCAGGCAAGCCGCTGCGGCAGGCCGGGACGGACCGCATCAGCCTGGACACGATGCGCGACTACTACCGGGCGCTGCACGCCGATCCGACGGCCGTCAGCATCGACTACTAGGCCCCGTGGGGAATCGGCAGAAGGGCCGGGCACGGCTGAACGACTTCAAGGTCCCTGGTGTGGCCCACCGGCAGTCGTTGAGGGCGGACGTGTCCCGGCTCCAGGCGTTGGATCCGGAGCTCGATGGGGACATGCTGCTGGCGTTGGCGCAGCTGCTGCATGTCTGCGCGTCGCAGGACGCCACCGCGCTGCACTCGCACACGACCGAGGGGGTGCGGCTTCTGACCCGGGTGGCGCCGGTGAACCTGCGCCAGGTGGGCCGGGAGTTGTGGGACGGCCTCCACGAGGAGGTCAGGGACGCAGCCGAGGGCTGCCTCTACGAATTCCGAGTCACAGCCGCCGCCCGTTTGTGGGGGTACATCGTCGACGACGTGTTCTTCGCCCTCTGGTGGGACCCGCACCACAAGGTCTTCGACGGCGGCCGCCGCTAGAGGGGGTGGTCCCGGCGCAGCGCGCCCCGTAGCGGAGCCGAGCTGGCCGCGGCGGCGTGATCAATCCTGCGTGGTGCTGACTACGCGCCCCGCAGGTCGCGCCGGCGTCCCTGCCCGCCTTCCTCTGGCTCCTCGGTCATAGACTCGCCCTCGACGTACGGCATGAGCGTCGAGGGTCGGTCGGGGGTCCTGCCCCCGAGGAGGTCCGCCACGGCCATGATCTGGACCCTGGGGTACGTCCTGCCGTTGACGTGCCGGTACACCCCGGCCGATGCGGCAGCCTCCAGCATCCCCTTCGTCGGCGGGTTCAGCGTGACCATGATTCCCATCGCCGCTCGGTTGGCGGACACGGTGCCAGCGAGGTCCCGGACGAAGCCGGGGTTGTTGGCACCGCCCTTGACGCTCACGAGGATGCGGCGATACGTCTTCGGGCCGGTGGCGAACCTGGCCACGCCGTCGATGCCCCTGTCGCCGACCTGCTTGGAGTTCGGCTGGGCGTCCACCAGGGACACCGCCCACCGCTCGAACTCGAACTTGTCCCGCACCGCCAGGGCCCGCGCCCCCTCGATGTCGTGCGGGCTGCCCTTGATCTCGTAGGTCGCCGCGACGGAGTCGCCGTAGACCTTCCTCAGCCTCTTGTCGATGATGTCGATGGCCAGGTACGAGATGTCGATGCCGATCCAGTTGCGGTCGAGTCGCTGGGCCGCGTCCACGGTGGTGCCGCACCCGCAGAACGGGTCCAGCACGAGGTCGCCGGGGTTGCTGGACGCCCTGATGATCCTCTCCAGCAGGGCGACGGGCTTCTGGGTCGGGTAGCCGATCCGCTCGGCGGCGCGCGAGTTCACTGGAGGGAGGTCAGTCCAGACGTCCTGGACCGGTACCCCGGCCTCGAGGTCCAAGTAGTGCTTGAGTTGAGGGGTCGTTCCCGGCCGTCCCCAGACGATGACCCCCTCCTCGTCGAGTTCGTCCAGGCGGTGCGGAGGGAACCTCCAATGCATCCCCTTCCTGTCCGGATCGAACCCGCGCCAGGGCTGACCGGTTGCGCCGTTGCGCCGCCCGGGAGGCTGGAGCGTGATGAGCCTGTAACGGCCTCGGGCGTCGTCGAACCTGTACTTCGTGGACAGGTAGGACTCGTCGTAGGGGTGGAACTGGCGGTTCCAGACGGTGGTCCCACCCCGCCCGTAGAGCAGGATCACGTCGTGGACCGGCGCGAACTTCTTCGCCGCGCCGTGGGCACCGGTGCGCTTCCAGATGACCTCGTTGCGGAAGTTGCGGGGGCCGAAGATCGCGTCCAGCAGCATCTTCAGGTAGTGGCTGCTGGTGGGGTCGCAGTGCAGGTACAGGGAGCCGGTCGGCTTCAGCACCCGCCGCAACTCCACGAGGCGGGGGGCCATCATCACGAGGTAGGCGAGCATGTCGCTGGTGCCGAGCATCGTCCTGAGCGCCTCGGCGAGGTCGGCGAGTTCGGTGGACCCGCCGTGGATCAGGTCGTGGTAGGTCCGCTCCGCCTCCGGGCCCCAGTGCCAGGAGTCCTCGAAGGCGTGGACCTGCGCCGAGCCGGGGGCCCCGTCGGACTGCTTGAACAGCACGTTGTAGTTCGCGTTGGAGTTGAACGGCGGGTCCAGGTACACGAGGTCCACGGACTCGGCGTCGATCTGGTCGCGCAGGATGGGCAGGTTGTCCCCGTAGAAGAGTGCATTCCCGAAAAGGCTGCCCACGTCCGAAACGGTGGTCCCTGCGTGGGGTTGAACGGACGCGAGCTGCACCGTGTCCTCCCGTCGGCCCAATCACACCCCTGTCATTTCCGACGCGCCACCGTCACGCCCCCCGCCGGACCGGGACCGGGGTGCCGTCGTCGGCCCAGGTGTTGCCGGTGATCGCGGGGGTGCCGCGGTCCAGGGTGCGGCCGGAGATGAGCAGGCCGTGGGTCTGCCGGGCGATCGTGTTCCCCTCGATCCGCAGGCCCAGGATGGGGCCCGGGCCGCGGGAGTCGTTGAGGTTGACGGCCGCCGCGGACACCCCGAGGTAGTTGTCCAGGATCCACAGGTCGGCGATGTCGTTGCGGCTGGGGCCGACCATGACGGCTGCCTTCCGACCGCCCTCGAGGCGGTTGCCGATGAGGTGGACCCGGGACCCGCCGACGAGCTGGCTGTCGTCGTTGTGGGTGAACCCGTCGGGCCGGCCGGCGTCGGGGAACACCCGCAGGTCGTGCACCCAGCACCGTTCCACCAGGACGTCCCCCGCGTGCGGGTCGCTGCGCTGGGTGGATCCGAAGATGTGGACCCCGTCGACGGTGCGCGCGATCTCGCAGGCGGTGAGGCGGAACTGGGAGCCGCGGACGGCGTCCAGGGTGCCGGAGGGGTGGTCGGGGATGAACGTGCACCGGGTGGCGGTCGCCGATGGCGGCGGGCCGACGGCGGGCCTGTCGTCGCGGATCAGCAGCATCGCGGAGGACCCGGGCGGGTTCCGCGTCCCGGTGAAGCGGCAGTGCTTGAACTGCACGCCCGGTGCGTGGACCTGCACGAGGAAGGGCAGCCGCAGGCCCTCGTACCGTGCCCCGGGGACGCGGCAGTGGTATGTGCCGCCGGTGATGGTGTCGGCGGGGTGGACCGGTGCTGTGACGGTGGTCAGGGGGGTCCCGTCGGGGACGCCCGTGGTGGTGGCGTCGGGCCACCGCGGCGGCTGCGGGGGCTGTTCCACGTGGTCCGCGGGGGTCAGGGTGACCCGGCCGCTGATGTCGAACGTCCCGCCGCCTCCGCCGGTCATGTGGATGGTGGTGAACCCGTCGTCCTCGACCAGCTCCGCGACCTCGATGTTGAACCCGTTCACTGCTGCCCCTCGTCGTCGTGGTTGTGGTCGTGGTGGTCGTGGCTGACGTAGGCGACGAGGCCGCCGGAGATCAGGCCGATGATGACGAGGATCTCCACCATGATCGTGGTGGAGGCGTCGTCGAGGGCCACGGTGCCGGTGAGGAGCAGGACGAGCCCTGCGACCAGTGCCGCGCCGACGGTGGTGGCGAGGATCGCCGCGACGATGCCGGCGGGCCTCGTCGGGCGGGTCACCAGCGGTCCTGCCGGTCGCGGTGGCGCTGCTCGGCGGCGTCCAGCGCCCACCACAGCCCCATCGTCCCGATGAGCAGGAAGACGATGATCAGGACGTCGCGCATCAGGACCACGGCACCTCTCGGCCCCAGCGGGCCGTGGCGGTCTGCCCCGCGTCCCGCCAGCGGATGCCGGAGGTGTCCAGGGACTGCCTGCGTTCCGTGAGGACGGTCGGGTTCGGCACGTGGCTCCAGGTGCCCTCCAGGAGCCTGGCCTCGCAGATGCGGCCGGATCCGTCGTTGACCGTGAAGTACACGATGGACGTTGCACTCATGGGGATGATCCCTTCGATCTGCCACCCTTTCGCGGGCGGATTGCTGGGCGGAGGTGGTGCCGGGCCTTGGAGACGGGTGAGGATCGGCACGGGGTCGGCGTTGTTGCCGCACCCCCAGCCACGGGCGTGCTGCGGCCACCACTCGAAGTGCAGGTGCGGCCCGGTGGCGTTCCCGAGCGCCCCGACCCTGGCGATCCGCTGCCCCTGCGTGACGCGGCTGCCGTTGGCGGGGCGGTCCAGGGTGTGCCCGAAGAAGATCGCGGCGCGGGTGTCCGCGTCGGGGATGATGAAGAACTGGTGCGGCCCGAACGCGCCGCCCTGGGCGGTGTGCCGGACGACCCCGGCGAGGGGGGCGACGATGGGCGTCCCGTTGGGCGCGGCGATGTCCGCTCCCGTGTGGATGCCGTTGCCGTTGGAATCGCGGTTGCACGACCAGTGCCGCCCGCGACGGCCCCACGGGGTCGAGACGGGGAAGCCGGGGACCGGGGAGGTTCTCATGGACGTCCCTCCGACCAGGGGAAGACCGGGATGACCGGGGCGTCCTCCTTGAGCAGCACGAACTCGACCTGACCGCCGAACCAGGCGTCCGCGTCCGGCCCGAAGTGGCTGGCCCGGACCGCGTAGTGCCCGGCCTCCAGGACCACCACGGCGCTGCCGAGGAAGCCACCGGTCTCCGGGTCGGCGAAGGCGCTGACCCCGATCGGGAGGTTGAGGGAGTCGTGGACCGAGACCATGGCCCTGTCGGCCTGCCCATCGACCTGTCCGACGAGGGTCACGGCGTACCAGCCACGGCGGTCGAGCATGACCCTCGTCGCCGAGTGCCGTGATGCGCCCTCCAGGACGAGCGGGTCGAGGGCGTCCAGCGCGGTGTCGGGCTGCTGCAACCGCCACCGCTCGACGTCCTGCCCGAAGCCCCAGACGGCCCACGCGGCGGCCGGGCCGCCGCTGCTGCTGCCGTCCACGTACGCCTTCGTGGCCGCGTCAGAGGCATCCACCGGGTCGGCCACCGAGGTCACCCGGTGGCCGCCCATGTCCGCGCCGTACCCGGACGTGAGGTAGTCGGCGTGGAGGTCGGTGGCCGTCAGGGCCCCGGTCATGGTGTCCCCGTCGAGGTTGACCCAGCGGGCGTCGCCGTCCTCGGCGGTGACGCCCCCGCCGGGGCCCTGCGGGCCGACGTGGGACACCACGACCCGCTGGTCGGGCACCAGCAGGGACGTGGTGCGCTCCACCACGTCGACCTTTACGACATGCTGCGGGTCACTCATCGCGGGTCACGTCCATCGTCGCCGAGATCGTGCCGTGCAGGACCGTGGTCGGCAGGTCCTGCTCCGGTTCGAGCACCTGCAGGTCCCAGACCCCGGACCACGCCGCAGCACCGCCCAGGAGCGCCCTGACGGCCTCCCCGTCCCACCCCACATCGAACAGGCCACGGGAGGGGTCGACGTCCACGATGGTCGCGGTGAGCGCGACGTCCGGGGAGGTCGCCGTGCTCCTGGCCTGCGCCGACAGGACCGCACCGTCCAGGTTCCACGGGGAGCCGTCGGCGAGCAGTTCGAGCCGGACGGTATTGCGGTCTCCTGCGTAGACGCAGCCCCAGTCCAGCCTCGTGGGTCCTGTGCAGATGCTCGTCATCACTGCTCCTCCTCCTAGCCGACCCTGACGCGAAACCACAGCCTGAGCTGCGGCCGGTTGGTCTGCGTGGCGCCCTGCCCGTAGCCGTAGTGGGCCTGCGCGGTGCTGGGGGCGATCAGGCCCAAGCCCCAGGCACCGCCGACCCGGAACTCCTCCGCGAGGGTGGCCCGGCCGGCTGCTGCGAGGCCCTGGCAGTTCGTCATCCACCCGCCGTCGTTCGCCCCGGCGTCCAGCCAGGCGTTGCGGCGGGCCATCGGTCGCCAGACCGCCCCGTTGAAGTTCAGGGCCGTCGTGGACCCGGGGAACTGCCCCGGGAACCCGCCCCGGAAGTCGCCGTGGTGGACCACCAGGGCGACGGCGTTCCCGCCGCCCTGGAAGTGGTGCTGGTTGAAGACCGCGATGTCGATCCGGTCGATCGCCACGCAGTTGCGGACCTCGGCGGGGATGTCGAAGCACCACAGGCTGCGCTGGTTGCCGTGGACCGTCGAGAACTGGCCGTAGAACGTGTCGGGCACGTTCCGGTTCGCCCCCGCCCCGTTGAACGAGGCGGAGGTGACGGCGAACAGCGACACGAACCTGTCCTCGATGACGACGGGGAGGGTGGAGGCGTTGGCGGTGGCGGTGGACACCACGACCCCGCCGCGGAGCGCGTCGACGGTCCACGTGAACGCCGTCCCGGCCGGCAGGCCGGAGTCGGTGAACGTCAGCGCGGGTCCGGCGTAGATCTGCGTGCCGCCGCGGCGCAGCCGGTAGGAGTCGGCGCCGGCGCCCGGCGCCGTCCAGGTGAGGCGGACCTGCGACGTGGACAGCGGGACGGCGGCCAGGGTGGTGGGGGTGCGGGACCACACCAGGGTCCGCTGCCCGCCGTGGTAGGCGTGGACCGTCTGGACCGGCACCCTCGCACCGGCGACGTACGCCAGGGGGTCGACCAGGGCCTTGCGCTGCCCGCCGGTGAAGGCGTAGACGGCCACGTCAGACCCCGAAGAAGAGGCTGCCGTCGGCCAGCCCGCCGGCCGGTGGGGCGGCGGCGACCGGCCCGATGACGAACCTGGCGTCGATGTAGCCACGGGTGGCGACATGGTTGGCGGCGGTCGGGGTGTTCGCCTCGATCACGCCGCCGGCCATCTTCACCGTCCCGGTGGACAACAGGTTCTCCACCGCCTGCCCGAGGGCGAGGATCTGCTCGGGGCCGTCGGCGTCGGTCATCACGTCGGGGGCGGGGAACCCGTACAGGGGGGTTGCGGGCATCAGCGCTCTCCTTCGTGCAGTTCCCAGCCGTGGACCCCGGGGGGCCACACGTTGGCGTCGATCAGGGACACCCACGACCCTCCGTCGTGCGTGACGCAGTCGCCCTCGTTGTAGGCGTCGTGCTGGCCGGTCGGCTGCACCCACGCCGGGCAGCCTCCGGGGACGAGTTCCCGCCAGTTCATGGGCGGCTCCCACACGTTCGCGGCGACGAGGGACTCCCAGGTCGCACCGTCGTGGGTGACGACCCACCCGAGCGGGTAGGCGTCGTGGGCGCCGGTGGGGCGCCGCCACGGGTCCCCCTGCTCCGCTCCTTCGGCATCGAGGAACTGCGCGTTCAGGTCGGCGACCTGCTGCGGGATGGACGCCAGCGTCATCCGGCGCTGCTTCTCCACGACGACCTCGAGGTACAGGGCGTCGAACTCGTCGTCCGGCATCGTCTGCATGTCACGTCCCTTCGGCCGACACGGACACTTGGAGCGACCCGGTGAAGCGGGTGCCGTCCCACCGCCAGATCGCGAGGCCGAAGTTCGCGGGGTTCGAATCGACGACGGAGATGTGCAGCGCGTCCGCGGTCCCCCACGGGGAGAACGACGCGGCTGTGATGTTGGTCAGCCCCAACCCCGTCAGGTTCGCCCGGTGCCACGATCCGTCGTACAGGAACGTGACGCGGGCTGCATTCGCGCGCAGCGGCCCCGTCCCTGTGCGCACGTACCTGGCGTCGAGGTCCGGCCGGTACAGGCCCGCACCGACGGCGACCGCGGTCCCGCCCTGCAGCAGCAGCACCACCCGCTGCCCGGCGCCCTCGGGGCGGTTCACCCATCGGGACACCGCGACCTGGGCGCCGCCCACCATCACCGACCCGGCCGTGGCCGTGGTGACGGCATCCCGGATCGTCACGGGCCGCTCCTGCGCCAGCCCGGCCAGGACGTCCACCAGGGCGCTCATCCGGTCCCCCGCAGCTGCATCTTCGTGACGCCCGGCCCGATGGGGTGCTCGACCCGTCGGATCTGGGCGACCTCCTCGACCTGCCCCCGCGTCCGGTGCGTCGCGGGCCACCGGATCAGGACGTGGTCGCCGGGCTCCAGTGCGGGGTCGGGGCCGATGTCCGCCTCGACCTTCCGCACCCGCCCCCGCAGGCCGTCCAGGCGTGTCGCGGCGGCCTGCTGCACGGTCGCGGCGGTCAGCAGGGGGGAGGAGAAGAACAGAGGCTTCCGCCCGAACGGGCCGCCCCACGCCACAGGGGACGCGGGGTCGTCGACGGTCGCCACCGCCCGCACCCCGTTGTCGTCGGGGTTGAACGCCACGACGGCGTTGTACCGCTCCTCGCGGGTCAGCTCGGGCTCGTTGCGGGACAGCAGGGTGTTCGCCTCGCCGTGGATGAACGTCCTCGCGGGGGCCGCGGCCGGGTCCGGCGCGGGGTCCGGCGCGACCCGGAACCCGCCGTCGGGGCGTTCGGTGACGATGGCGCCGAGCCCCGCCGCCAGGTCCTGCACCGCCTGCAGCCGGTCCTCCTCGAACAGCAGCCCCGCCGGCGCCGGCGCGTCGGGCACCACGACCTCGACCACGGCCCCCGGGACGGACTCCCGCAGCAGTGCGGTGATCGCCGCCGCCGCCGACCCGGACGGCTGGTAGGGGGTGAGGAACCGGTCGTCGGCGACGTACCGCAGCCACCCCTCGGCGCGGACCGTGAACGCGCCGCCGGACGGACCGGTCGGGCAGGACACGACCGGTCCGGCGAACACCTGCACCAGCTCGGTGGACCCGTCGGCGTACCGGATCCCCAGGTGGATCCGCAGCTCGTCCCCGAGCGGCATCAGGGGGTCGGTGGGCAGCACGGGCAGCCACACGGGGTCGGCGACCTCCACCGTGGCGGCCGAGGTCATCACGGCCCCGTGGTCGCGGACCACCGACCCTCCTGCCACGGGCAGGTCCGCCACCAGGAGCTGCCCGCCGCGCCACACCTGCACCCGGTGGGCGACGGTGTGGGACGTCGTGACGGCCAGCGGCCAGCGGGGCGAGGTGGGCAGCATCACGCGCTCCTGAGCCGGGCCGGGGCCGCCGGGGGGAACATGACGTCGACCCACGGGGTGCGGCGGATGTCGGCCCACCGGGTCCCGGTGTCGAGCAGCTGCCCCCAGGTGACTGCGGGGGTGGGCTCCAGGACGGGCGGACCGTCGACCTCCATCCAGTCGTACGTGAACAGCCTGGCCTCGTCCAGGGCCGCCGACACCCGGGACACGGTCAGGGCCCCGGCGGTCAGGTAGAAGGGGCGGGCGATGTCGAATCCGACGGGGCCGGTGAACAGCAGGACGTTGCCGCTGTCGAGCAGGGACCGCAGCTGGTCGTGCTCGGTGCGGGTGAGGGTCAGCACCGAGGTGGTGCCGGTGGCGCGCTGCCGGACGTCGGTGATCGCCAGCGGCGCCGACCTGCCCAGGGGGCGCAGGACTTCGCGGCGGACGTCGCTGGTGGTGTCCCCGGAGGTCTGCCCGGCCAGCCGCACCGGCACCCGGTGCGCCGGCACCAGGGCGTCCCGCAGCACCGCGCCGCTGGGCGGCACGGCCACCGCGGCGGTGGGCGGGGTCGTGGCCAGGATCGCCCCGGAGGCGTCGTACAGGACCGCCTCGTAGGTCAGCGGGGTGCCTTGGAGGACGTCGATGTCGGTGTGCACCCACGCCCCGTCGAAGCCGGGCCAGGCCCGGACCACCGACCGGGTGCCGAGCATCGTGCGCAGGACCTCGATGCGGGCCGCGCCGGGGACGCTGCCGGTGGCCCGCAGCCGCACGTCCAGCGGCCCCGCCGCGGCGGTGAGGTCGAGGGTCATAGCCGCCTCCCGCGGGCGAGGGCGCCGGCGAGGGCGGTGGCGTCGCGGCGGGTGACCTGCTCGATCATCGCCGTGATCTCCTGGTCGCCGATGTACACCTGCAGCCAGGTGTCCTGCTTCTGCTTCTCGGGCACGAACCGGCCGAGCTGGGACAGCGGGATGACGGCCTCCGGGCCGGCCTCCCCGACCATCGCGATCGTGGGGGCGGACACGATGCCGCCGTCGGCCAGCCGCGGGATGGACGGGATCGTTGGGACGGACACGCCGGGGACCCGGTTCACGGCGGAGATGACCCGGTTGAACCCCGAAATCGCGGAGTTCAGCAGGCCGATCCCGGTGTTGATGACGCCCCGCAGGCCCGACCAGATCCCCGAGGCGATGCCCTGCACCGCGTCGACGGCTCCACGGACGATGCCCTTGATGCCGTCCCACACCGCGCGGACCCGGTCCCGCATGTTCTCGAACGCCGCGACGACGACATCGCGGGCCCGCGAGACACCGCTGGAGAGGAACCCGTAGACGGCGTCCCACGCCCCCCGCACAGCCCCCCACAGGGCTGTCCACACCGCGACGACGCTGTCCTTGATTCCGTTGAACACCCCGACGATGAACCCCCAGGCCGCCGAGAGGGCCCCGGAGATGAAGCCCCACGCAGCGGACAGGGCCCCCGAGACGGCGTCCCACATGCCCTGCCAGATGGGCACCACGAACCCGGCCACCGCCGTGAACACGGCCTGGATGAGCGCCCACGCCAGTTGCACGTAGGCGCTGACGAAGGTCCACCAGATCCGGATCGGCAGGGTCAGCAGGGACCAGAATGTGTCCCAGACCGGCTTCACGGTGGCCCAGATGGACGTGAACAGGCCGCCGATCCAGGCGATGGCCGTGCTGATCGCGGACACGACGGCGTCGAAGGCGCCCTTCACCGCCTGCCACAGCGACTGCAGGATCGGCTGGACGAACGCCCAGGCCGCCGCGAACGCGCCCTTGATCTGGTCCCAGTACTTGATGACCAGGACCACGCCGATCCCGATCGCAAGCACGAGCAGCCCGATCGGGTTGGCCGCGAACGCGGCTCCGATGATCCGCATCACCGTGACCACGCCCTTGGCGAACCCGAACAGGGTCCGCCCCAGGGTGGCGAACACCTTCCCGACCGACCCGAACGACACCAGCACCCGGCCCAGGGGGGTGAGCTGCTTCCACACCGGGAAGATCGCGCCGACGACCTTGTTGAACCCGCCGGACACCTTGCCGAGCACCCCTGCGGTGCTGGAGGCGGCGGTGGCGACCCGGCCCAGGCCCAGAGCGACCGGGCCGACCGCGGCGGCGCCGGCGACCGCGTACACGATCCACTGCTGCATCTGCGGCGACAGTTCGCTGAACCACACCAGGACGTCGGCGAGGGCCCCGACCAGGGGCACGGCCGCCTGCGCGATGCCCGCGAACGCCGGCCCGGCCGCCGCCAGGGCGGGCCCGATCGCGGCGGTGATGTCGGACAGCGCCGCCTTGATGTCGGGCAGGGACGCGGTGATGGAGTCCGCCAGGCCCTGCCCGACGGTGTCCTTCAGCGTCGACCACAGCCCGGTGAGGGTCTGCGACTGCGCCGCCATCCCGCCGACGAGGTTCTTCATGGGCCCCAGGGGCTGCTCGAACGCCGCCGTGATGACGTCGGCGCTGATCTTGCCCTCGGACGCCATGTCGCGGACCTCGGCCTGCGTCACCCCCAGCTGTGCGGCGAGCTCCCCCCAGATGGGGACGCCGACGTCGGCGATCTGGTTGATGTCCTCCGTGAGGGCCCGCCCGGACCCGAGGATCTGGCTGTAGGCGAACCCGAGCCGGTCCAGGCCCTGGGCGCCCTGCGTGCCGGCCGCATCGCCGAGGAACGTGATCGCCTTCGTCAGGTCGCCGGTGGCGACGCCGGCGTTGAGGAGCCGCTGCGCCGTGGTCGTCAGGTCGGCCGTCTCGAAGGGGGTGATCCTGCCGAGGTCCTTGAGGTCCTGCAGGACCTTCTTCCCGGTCTCGGCGGACCCGGTGAGGGTGGAGAACGCGACCTCGGCCTGCTCCAGGGAGGCGGCGGTGGAGATGCCGAAGAACGCGCCGGCGCCGGCGGCGGCCAGGATCGGGGCGGTGACGCCGACGCTCATCTGCTTGCCGAACCCGGTCAGCCCGGACCCGGCCCGCGACAGCCCCGACGACAGCTCCTTGCTGAAGCCCGCCCAGTCCGGCCTGATATCGATGAACGCGGTGCCTGCGGCTACGGCCATCAGGTTATCCTTCTGTCATGACGAAGCCCGGGCCGAAGCCAGTGCCCGCAGAGGTCCGCGTGTGGAGATTCATCGACAAGCAGTCCGGCTGCTGGGTCTGGACAGGCGCCAAGAACAGGTACGGATACGGGGTCTTCTCCCTCAGCAACCCTCGCAGGCGAGTGCTGGCGCATAAGTACGTCTACGAAGTTCTCGTAAGCCCCATCCCCGACGGGCTGCACATCGACCACCTGTGCCACACGCCGGAATGCGTCAGACCGGAACACCTCGAGGCCGTCACCCAAGCCGTCAACAATGCCCGCCAACGCCCGCGCAGATGGCATCTCAGAACGCACTGCCCGCAGGGGCACGAGTACACGCGGGAGAACACCTATGTGAACCCGCGCGGATCCCGGCAGTGTCGGGCGTGCATGAAGGCGAGTTCCGATGCGTACCGCGCCCGTCAGCGTTCCTAGCATCAGCGGGCACCCCTTGCCAGGGCCGCGTCGAGGGCGTCCAGGGCTGCGGTGGTGGGCACTGCTGCGGCCTGCTGCCGGCGCGGCCTGGGCACGATGGGGGCGGGGGTGCGGACCTTCCCGCCGGCGGCGCGGACCGTGACGGCGGTGAGCGCGTCGAGGCGCTCGACGATGACGCCGAGGAGGGTCCGTTCCGGGGTCCACGTCCCGGACAGGGCCGCAGCGGTGCGGGAGGTGCGGGGCAGCCCGTGCACCAGCACGCACAGCCGCCGTGCGCTGATCCCCATCGTGTCCACCTCCTCCCCGAGGTCGAGCCCGTAGTACTGCTGAAAATCGGCCTCCACCGCCGGCCACCGCTCGTCGAGCAGGCGGCCGACGGCTACGGCTTTCCCAGGTCCACCCCGTACACGACGGACATCAGGTCGGCCATGTCCTCCCGCGTCAGCTCCGCGGAGGCGAGGAACCCCTGCGCGTCGTCGGGGTCGACCAGGATCAGGGCGAACGCCCCGACGAGGTCGCCTGCGGTGAAGTGCTCGACGCACTGCATCGGCAGCTCCGGCTTCAGCACCCACTCCCGGCCGCCGAAGCGGACGGTGCGGGGGCCCTTGGACTCCAGCCGCGCCGCCTTGCGGGCGTCGAGGTCGATGACTGCGCCCGCGTCGCCGGCGGGCCGCTTCGTCACTGGCATGGGGTTGCTCCTCAGTACTGGCGGGTCACGGTGCCGGCGGCGCCGTCGGGCAGCTGGAACTGGAACGTGAACCCGGCGGTGTCGTCGCGGCGGGCGCCGACGGTGATCTCCACCGAGGCGAGGTCGGTGGTGTTCAGCGGCATGTCCCCGGCATCCGACAGCCGGACCAGGGGCAGCAGGAGGCGGTGCGTCCGCGACGCCACCGACGCCCGGTACTCCAGCACCAGGGCCCGCTCGGCGCTGACGTCGGTGATCCAGGTCAGGGCGTCGGCGTCGTGCTGGGCCAGGGTGAAGGTGAACTCGGGCTCCAGGGTGGCCGGGGGGCGCAGCAGGATCTCCCCCCGCGGCCAGCCCCGGATGGCGTCGGGGGAGTCCACGTTCGGGTTGAACGTGAGCCCGTCGTCGGTGAGCCACCCGACGCCGATGAACGCCGCACCCAGGGGGTCGGCGAGATCGGCCGGGAGGGCGGTGCCGGCGGGGGCGGCGAACAGCTGCCCGTCGAAGGCCTGCAGCACCGTGCTGGTGTCGAACGCCATGGGGGTACCTCCTATGCGGTGGTGCGGACGATGCGGACGGACAGTTGGGCGCGGTACCGGTGCAGCGGCGGCTGCGCGGTCTCGTCGAGCTCCCGCACCTCCGACACCGACCGGATGGACAGGGCCCCGGGGAACATCGGGGTTCCCGTGAGGGCGTCCAGTGCGGCTTCGGCGAGCTCGTGCAGGTCCCGCATCTGCGGGGCCCACGCGTCGAGCTGCACCAGGGCGGAGGCGGAGTGCCGGAACGGGACGGGGGCGTGCCCGCTGGTGCCGACGTGGGTCAGCCGCAGGCACGGGTAGCTGTGCCCCTGCGGCAGGTCGGGGGTGGCGTACACCCGGTCGGCGACCAGGGCGGTGACGGCGGGGTCGGCCAGGAGGACCTCCCGGCACACCAGGACGGGGTCGGCCAGGGCCATCAGCGCCTCCCCCGCTCGAAGCGGAGCCCGGCCGCGAGGGCGGCCCGCTGCACCGGTGCGTAGGCGCGGCTGCGGGCGCTGCCGAACTCGATGATGTGGGCCAGCCGCCACCGGGTGCCCACCGCCACGGAGACGTCCCGGCCGGTGCCGTCGGGCTCGGCGAACGCCTGCCGGGCGAACGGGGCGACCCGCCGCCCGCCGGTGCGGCCCACGGGCAGCTGCGCGGCGATGCCCTTGCGGACGGTGATGCCCTTGGACAGCAGCATCCGGCGGAACGCCGGGTCGTTCCCGAGGTCGTCGGGCAGCCGGCGGGACGGCTCGAAGCGGACGCTCATGGCATCGACCTGCCGCGGACGGTGCGGTGGGTCAGGACGCCGGTGCGGGGCGAGCGGTGCGCCAGCGGCTCCCCGTCGACCTCCCACGACCCGATCCCCTCGACCTCGACCCGGGTGGCCCGGTCCAGCAGCTCGTCGGGCCCGAAGTACAGGGTGATCGTGGTGAGCACCCGGCCCTCGCGCTCGCTCGTGGACGGTTCGGAGTACCAGCAGCGGGCAGCGGCGCGCTCCTCGACGACGACGGCGGCGCCGTAGGCGTCGGTGCTGTCCGGGACGCGGGAGACCACGGTGCAGGGCACCGTCATCAGCCGCTGCGGGGCCAGGGTCATGGCGCCACCACCGGGGTGGAGGTGGTCATGGTGCCGATCCGGGGCCGGGACCAGGGGGCCAGCAGCTGCGCATGCAGGTCGGACAGCCCGCCCGAGCCCGACTGCCGGTAGGTGACCGAGTAGCCGCCCAGGGATTCGGCGGCGACGTCCCCGCCGGCCCCGGGCGGGGCCGCCAGCGCGCTGATGACCAGTTCGCTGGCGACCCGCACCACGGCCGCCGGGAACGGCGCGGCGGCGGGGATGCGGGGGGCGGCGATGCGCAGGTGCGCCTCGACATCCCTCGCCACCACGTCGAAGCGGGCGAGCTCGTCGGACGTCAGGGGCCGCGCGAGGCGCTCCTGCACGTCGTCGACCGTGACCAGCCCGCCCATCGCCTGCGCCCCTTACTGCTTCCCGGCCCGCGCCGCCGCAGGCTCGGCCTCGGCGGCCTCGGCGGCCTCGTCGAACCGGACGAAGTTCGCGGCGATGTCGTGCGCGACGAACCCGTAGGACGCCTCCAGCAGGATCCCGATCTGGTTGGTCTGCCACAGCGGCACCAGCTGCCCGCCGGTGCGGACGGTGGCCTGGTCGGTCATCTTCATGGTCAGGTCCATGCCGACGCCGTACGCGCACATCCGCCAGTCGCCGCCGAACCCGGCCACCGTCGGGTCGCCCTTGTGGATGACCCGGCCGAACAGCGCCTGCTCCCCGCCGATCGTGGTCAGGTCGGCCTGCAGCTCACGGCCCAGGGTGTCGCGGGTGTTCGCCAGGCGGGCCCGCAGCGTCTTGTCCAGGGCGTACCCGTTGAAGTCCGGGACGTGGCCCTGCGCGCCGACGAGGTCGCCGAACACCCCGCCCTGCCCCTGGGCGCTGGTGCCCAGCGCCACGACGTGCGGGGTCTGCCCGATCCACGTGCTGAACGGCCCCGCGCCGGCGCCGACGGTCCGCTTCCCGAACAGGGCGGCGATGTCGAAGGCGCGGGCGATCGCTTCGCCGCCCTTCTCCTGGATGATCGCCAGGAGGCCGCCGGGGTCGGTGCGCCGGAACTCCTCGGTCACCAGGATGATCGTGGCGACCTTGCGCGGCTCCATGATGAGCACGGCCGCGCCGGGGTCCGAGACGTGCTTCTCGGCGCCCTCGGCGACCCAGTCCGCCTCCACGTCGCCGACGGTGACCGGGATCGCGGACCCGGTCAAGGTGGTGGGGGCCCGCTGCGCCAGGCGCATCACGATGCTGGTCTCGGTGGTCCGTTCGAAGATCGCTCCGGCGACCGCCTTCGGGACCGCCTGGGCGACCCCGTTCAGTGTGAGCGCCATGCGCCCGTCCTTTCGGCTCAGGCCCCCAGGAAGGAGGCGAACTCGTCCGCTGCCGTCCGCGGGCCGTGCCCGCCGGCGGTCCCGGCGACGGCGTCGACCGGGGGGACCTTCGCCCCGGCGCCGGGCGGCGCCGTGGGCAGGTGGGACAGCAGGTCGTCGGCGTCGGCCTCGAGCTCCTCGCGGGTGCTGCCCTGCAGCCGGCCCGCCAGGGCGGCGGGGACGCCCTTGGCGGTGGCGACCTCCGAGCGCAGGACCTGGGACTCCGCCGCGGCGGCCCGCTGCTCGGCCTGCTGCAGCCGGTCGGCGAGCTTCTGCTGCTCGGTCTTGCCCGATTCCTCGATGGCCGCCAGGCGCTTGGCCGCGTCGGCGTTGGCCTTGGCGCGGGCCTCGTTCTGCCGGGCGAGGTCCTTCCACTTGGCCAGTTCCGCCGCCAGGTCGCCGGCGCCCGTTCCGGGCTGCTCCTGCCCGCCGGGGGCGCCCGTTGCGGGTGCCTGCCCGTCGTACTGCTGCTGACCTGCCTGCTCGCCGCCCGTTCCGGGCTGCTCGACACCCATTCCGGCTGCCTCCCCATCAATGTAGTCCGTCCGTGCCACTGACACTAGTCCTTTCGGGCCAGCACGGGCCTAGGCTCGCGGTATGACCGATCCGCTGTCCCGCGCCACGTCCCTGCTGCAGGACCTGCGCGCCGACGCCGCCCGCCTGGACGTCCTGCACGAGTACTACGCGGGCCGCAGCGCCCTGCCGCACGTGCCGCGGCAGGCCAGCGAGGAGCTGCGCCGGCTGGTGGACCTGGCCCGCACCGCGTGGGGGGCCCTGGTGGTCGACGCCGTCGCCGAACGGCTCGTGGTGGAGGGCGTGAACTGCACCGCCGGGTCGCAGGCGTCCGCGGCGGCGTGGGCGCTGTGGCAGGGCAGCGCGTTGGACGCCCGGCAGAACGCGGTCCACGTCGACGCCCTGGTGTCGGGAGCCTCCTACGTGCTGGTGTGGCCCGCCGCCGCCGGCGGGGCGTCGGTGCGGGGCCTGGACTCCCGGGACACGATCGGGGTCCGCGCCGGCAGCGGCCCGTGGGCGTTGGCCGAGGCCGTGCACACCTGGACCGCCGGCGGCGTGGAGCTGCTGGCGTGGTACGGCCCGGACGAGGCCCGCACGTGGGCGCGGCCCGCGCCTCGGTCCCATCGCGCCCCCGCCCTGCGGGTGGTCCGCTGGTGGCGCGACCCCGTGGACAGCATCGACCTGGCCCCCTCGGGGGCGTGGGTGCCGGTGGAGGCCGCCGCCCACACCCTCGGCGGCTGCCCGGTGGTGCGGATCGCGAACCTGCCCGACCTGCGCGGCGACGGCGTGTCCGACCTGCAGGCGCACCTGCCCGCGATCGACCGGATCACCGAGACGGTGCTGGGCCGGCTGACCGCGGGGAAGTTCGGGGCGTACCGGCAGCGGTGGGCCACCGGGATCCGGCTGCCCGACACGCTCGACCCCGACACCGGGGAACCGGTGCTCGGCCCGGACGGCCTGCCGGTGCCGGGGCCGGCGCCGTTCCGGTACGGCGCGGACCTGCTGTGGACCGCCGAGGACCCGGCCGCGGAGTTCGGGGACTTCGCCGCCACCGACCTGCGCCCCATCGTGGAAGCCGTCGAGCAGGACATCAAGCACCTGGCGTCGGTGACCCGCACCCCCGCCCACTACCTGCTGGGCGGGTCGGCGAACCCCCCGTCCGCGGAGGCCCTGCTGGCGGCGGAGTCCGGCCTCGCGGCGAAGGTCCGGCGCCGCCAGCTGGACCTGGGGGAGGCGTGGGAGCAGGTGGTGCGCCTGGCCGCCCGCGCCGCGGACGTGCCGCAGGTCGCCGACGACGACCAGCTCGAGGTGGTGTGGCGCAACACCGAGGTCCGCTCCCCCGGCGCCGTCGCCGACGCGATGTTGAAGCTGCGGCAGGCGGGCCTGCCGTTGGCGGCGCTGCTGGAGACGTTCGGGTGGAGCCCGCAGGCCATCGACCGGGTCCTGGCCCTGGCCGCGGCGGAGCAGGCGCAGGCCGCGGCCGCCCAGGCAGCAGCGTACGGCGCCTGAACGTGGCGATCGGGCCGGGGGTGCTGACCGCGGACGTCCCGGTGGGGGCGGTGGCCGCCGCCGAACGGCACGCCGGGACCCTGGCGCTGGTGCGGGCCCGGTCGGTCGCCGCCGTCGACGCCCTCGTCAACGTCCTGTCCCCGGGCCGCCTGGACGACACCTACACCGCCGCCGAACCCGCCGCCGTCGCGGCACTGGCCGCGGCGTGGCGGACCGCCGCAGCCACTTCCGCCTCGGTCGCCGGTGACGCCGCCGCAGCGTGGGGCGCCGACCCCGCCGGCGGCCTGTCCACCGTCACCGGCCCGCCGCCGGGGCTGCTCCCGGACGCCGCCGGCACCGCCGCGCAGCTGCGGCTGACGGTCCTGATCGAGGCCAAGCAGCGGATCGCCGCCGGGGCCGCACCCGAGCAGGCGCTGCAGCACGCCCGGCAGCGCGCCGGCCGCGGCGCCGCCGGGATCGGGGCCCGCACCGCGCGCACCGCCCACGAACACACCCTCCAGGCCGCGGGCCTGGGCTGGGCCCGGATCCCCGCCACCAACGGCTGCCCCTGGTGCCTGCTCCTGGCCTCCCGCGGCCCCGTCTACACCAGCCAGCGCACCGCCCAAGGACGCGTCGGCCCCTACCACCCGTGGTGCCGCTGCCGCACCCTCGCCGTGCCCCGCGGCACACCCCTGACCGGGTACCTCGACCCGAGCAGCGACGTCGGCGCCCTCGTCGACCAGGCCGCCGCCGCATGGGACGCCACCGGCACCATGGACCGGTACACCACCAGCCCCTTCGCCCGCACCCAGGAACGGGCGCGCCGCGGCCGTGGCCCCGCACCACGGGGGCAGCAGCCCGACCCGATGCGCGCAGTGCCCCGGATGCGGGACGCCGTGACCCCGATCAGTACCGAGGAATGGAAGTGGGCGCAGCCCGCCACCACCCAGGGGCAACGCGAAGCGGACATCGACTCGCTGAAGCAGGCGGACCTGTACAGCGACGGGCTGCACCAGTACCGGATCCACCAGAGCGTGCCGGGCAGTGCGCAGGTCGCCCAACGGCTCTCCGACGCGCTGCGCTCCACGATGAGCAGGTGGCCGCCGTCGCTGCGGACCACCAGTCAGTTCACGGACGGGTACACCATCGTGGTGGGGGAGACGCCGAAGATTCCCTCCGCGGGGGCCTGGGCCAAGATCGGTGGTCGCCAGATCACGATGAACCGGAACTTCATCGGCTCCTGGGGCGATCGGATCCACGACCCCCAGGCCATGGGCGTCGTCGACGGCTGGAAGGCATCACCGGACTACCTCACCGGGTTGATGACCCATGAAGCGGGGCATACCGTGGACAGGCACGGGTACACGGCACGGGCTGAGGAGTTGCACAACGAACTGGTGGGGGAAATGACGAGGGCCTACGGGAAGCAGAACGCTGTGGAGATGGTGGCCGAAGCGTTCGTGGAATGGGTGTGGGGAGACCCAGCCACGCGCCCCGGGTGGGTCGCACGCGTAGGTCGGGAACAGGGGTGGTCGCAGTGACATGTCTCGGTCCTGAGCACGTCCCCTACCTGGACATCTTCGAACTCCGGGACATGGCCTCGACCGGGGTACCTAGCGCGCAGGCTGAACTGGATCGCAGACGCAAGATCGCGGATGAGACCGGGCAGTGGCCGGACCCAGAACCGATGCCCGCTCACCTCATGCAGGTGGATCCCGTTGCGGCTTGGTTCCTCGCCCAGCGCAAGTCCGGATGACCGGAGGACGACGTCGACTTCGCTGCACTGCCGTGGAGTGGATCGTCCAGGAATACTGGGGTCCGTGACTGTTCCGCTTGGGTGGCTGGTGTTCGCCGCGGCGGCCGTCGCCCTGTGGGCGCTGCTGATGCTCGTCCTGCTCGCCAAGCGCGGGGTCGAGGACCTGGCGACTATCCGGGTGGCAGTGGCACGGCTTGATCTGCAGGCCCGCCAGGTCCGCACCACGAAACCCACACCTCCGCCGGGAGCGGGCGCCCCCACAGGGGGATCAGGAGGAACTCCGCCGACGCCCCCGGCCTGACCACCGCGTCCTCCGGCAGGTTCCGCGCCTCGGCCCCGATCAGCGCCGCGTTGATGTTCACGCCTTCCGCCACGACATCGCCCGTGTTGCGCAGGAGGTATCCGTACTTGCTGCGCCGCTCAACCTTCCAGGCGACGGAACCGGTGGGGCCCTTATCCCTCCCGGCTGCCAACTCCTGCGCGAGCAGGTTCGCCCGTTCCGCGGCCTCGGCGGACCGTTTCGCCGCCTCCGCAGATGCCCTCTCGTACCTGGCCGAGCGCGACGCGACCACCACGGACACCCCCGAGACCGCGAGCGCCGTGACGGCGATCCAGTCCCCGGCGTCCATGCCCACAGTGTGCCCGGGCCGTCTCAGTACCCGGCGGCGCGGTAGGTGGGGCGCTGCACCGGGCGGTCCTCCCCGGCGGTGCGGGCGTCGGCGGCGGCCTCGAACGCCAGGGCGAGGGCGACGACGAGGTCGATCTTGTTCGGGGAGTGCTTGTAGTCCTTGCGGATCAGGGTGCGGCCCTGGCTGGTCCAGGTGCGGGCGT